AAGAGCAATATGCTAAAGCTACTTTTAGATTCCATATCATATCTGCTAAACAAAAGAAAATAGTTATCCCAAAAGGAAGCTTAATCAGATATAATGACCTTTATTTTGAAACAAATGAAGAGTATTCTATTGCAGAAAATACCTTACACGTAGACGGTATTGCTACATGTAAAACACCAGGAACAATAGGAAATAATATCCCTGTAGGACATATCAATACAATGGTTGACTTATATCCTTACTTTTCTAAAGTAGAAAATATCACTATTTCGAATGGTGGGACTGACTTAGAAGAAGATGAGGTCTATAGAGAGAGATTAAGACTTGTACCTGACTCGTTTTCTGTTGCGGGTTCAGTTGGGGCTTATGTGTTTTGGACTTTATCGACATCTCCAGAAATAGTTGACGTTACTGTTAAGAGTCCAAATCCTTGTGAAGTTGATATCTATGTACTTACAAAAGATGGAGTTCCTTCTGAAGAGTTGAGAAACCAGGTATTAAAAGTTGTAAACTCAGATGAAATAAGACCTTTAACAGATAAGGTTACTATAAAAAGCCCTGAAGTTGTAGATTACAAAGTTGAATTTGATTATTACATAAATAAAGCTGATGAAATCAATATTAACTCTATAAAATCTAAGGTACAAATGGCAGTAAATGAATACATAGAATGGCAAAAAAATAAGTTAGGAAGAGACATCATACCTGATGAACTTATCAAAAGATTAAAGCTTGCTGGAGTAAAGAGAACTGTTATAACATCTCCAGTTTACAAAAAGCTAGAACCTCATCAGTTTGCTAAGTGTAATACCAATGTAGTAATCAATTATCTAGGAGTTGAAGACATATGATATTAATAGATGACTTGAAATTAACGGACATTGCTGCAGTATCTACTTTAGATGATGCTACAACAAAATGGATATATGAATCTATAGACTATGTCTTGAGAAGCAGAAACTCTATCATAAACAGTGAATTAAAAAAGCTTGAAATGATAGATTTAATGAATGAGCAAGAGATTAATATGCTGTTATGGGAATACTCTATATACACTAAAAATGCAACTCTTGAAGAAAAGAAAAAAATAGTTAAAAGGGCTATATTTTCTAAAATTAACATGGGTACAACTAAGGTATTAAAAGATGTGTGCGGTCTGTTGTACAAAGGGTTTGATGTAAAAGAATGGACTGCTTACAATGGTAGACCTGGAACTTTTAGAATATATACAGATAAGAAAATAACAGACCCTAGTGAGTACAGAGAATTAATGGAAAACATAGAAGCTAATAAGAACGTTAGAAGCCATTTAGACTATATAGAGCTGAAGCAGATAAACACATCTAAATACTACATATCTGGGTTCAAAGAAGTAACGTTATTAGCAACTAAGGAAAACAAAAAGAAAGACTTTACTGTAAATAATGCTATTTACATAAAAGCATATAAACAAGTTATAGGAGGTATTAGCAAATGAAATTCAACGGAATAACTAAAAAAGGTAGAGAATACTTGGCTAAAATACAAGCAGAGAATAAACCTATTAACTTTTCTAAGATTAAAATAGGTGATGGTAGACTAGACAACTACGATAACCCTGCAGAGCTAGAACATTTGATTAATCAAAAAGTTGAGAAAGGAATATTGACCTTAAACCAGGAACATGACACAGTTATTTTGACTACTAACATAGATAATGTAAGTCTTAGAACTGGATACTATCCAAGAGAAATAGGAGTGTTTGTCAACGATAATGGGCAAGAGATAATGTACTATTACATGAATGATGGAGATGAAACTTCTTGGATTCCACCAGAAACTGACGGACCTTTTAAGATAGAATTGAAACTTAACTTAATCGCATCTAATGCTCAGTCTATAATTGTGGAAGGAGCTGGAAAAGAACTATATATCACAAAAGAATTCTTAGAAACTAACTATACACAAAAAGGTGGGTATACAGGAACAGCTCAAGAAATTGACGATAGAGTAGTTTCTGCACTTGGGAAAGAAGATGGGAAATTCCCATTAACAGAAGCAGTAAAAGGGAATGTTTACTATTTCCCAGGCAATAAAAAATTCTACATTTGTAAAGAGGCACAAAACAGAAGAGTAAGTGTTCCAGATGGGAACTTTGAAGAACTATCAATTTGGGAAAATCGTAAGAGATTGGAAAATCTAAATACATTAAAAGAAAATAAAACTAAAATTAGTTTTACAGTAATTTCAAATGTTAATTTAGATAATATAAAAGAGTCTGGATACTATATATCTCCATCATGGGGAAATAATATATCAGGATTACCTTCAGAGTTAAATGGGAACAACGATAAAGCATTTTATTTACAAGTATTTGCTTTAAATGATATTAACAGCTATTGTCAACAAATTATTTATAGTTTCAAAGGTAAGATTTTTTATAGAGCTATTACTGGGGCTGGAAATTCTTTTTCTAATTGGATAAAAATCGTTTAAATTCTACCAATTAAAAGAACAGTAAAACCAGCATTTACATTAGCAACTTCAAATGTTTGTGTCGTAGGATTATACCAACCAATGACAGGTTGTCTATTTGTTGCATATAAGTCACCGTTATTATCTTCCAAAGATATAAAAACTCCTTCTTTAAATTGAATAGGGGATTTTATTATAGTTTTAGCATAGTCGGTAATAACTCCAATATTCATAAAACACATTACAAAATCACCTATTTTAGAGATATATGATGTGCAATTGCTTATATTGCTCATTCCTGTAGTACCTGTTATTTTTTCATGACTGATTAGATTTTCCACTGTGGAAAATTTCTCTAAATTTTATGAATATAATTTTAATGTTCCTGGTTTAACATTTGCTAGACTAACTAAAATAGCAAACATTGTTACATTTACAGTAGATAGTGGTTCTTTATTTTTAAATAAACCTAGTGGAAGTATAGTTTTAAATCTCCCTGAAGGCTTTAGACCTAAAACATATGTTTATTTTTCTTCACTTTATTTAAATAGCAATAAAGGTGGAGTTTTTAGAATAGATCCAAATGGAAATGTAGTAAAAGCTCATAATGATGATAATGTTGGAGCATATTATTTCTCAGTAACATTTCCAATAAACTAAATATTTAAGTCAATTTATTAAAAACAGATATAGATACAAATTCTCTATTAGGGTCAGCCACTAATTTCAAAATATTAGTATTAATATCTAACTGAAATTTAATACCATTAAATAAAGTATAATCGACTATATTGGTATTTGTAGAGTTATCTAAGGCAACATAAAATGATACTCCTCCAAAAAACCTAATCTTAAAATAATATTCTAATATATTGTTATATCTTACATAATCTGGTAACTTTCCAGTTGTTCCAACAAGTACAGGAGCACCCCCATTATACATTATTTGATGTGCGTTTCTTTTTAGATTTTCCATTATTTTAAGAATGTATAATAAACCTATCAAAAAATAGGAGGTTTAGTTATGCAATTAACAATTTTAGAAAATTTAAAAAAAGAAAATGTGGATGTGTATTTAGAGTATCTAAATAGTTGCAAAAGCAGTAATTGGGATACGTGGGAGACCACGTATAAAACTTACTGTAACAATTTTAAATTATTTCTAGTTTGGTTTCAGAAATCTTATAAAAACAGGTTTCTACTAAGTAAAGAAACTTTACTAGAAATGCCAACTATAATAGAAACTTACAGGAATTATTGTAGAAACTTAGGTAATTCTAAAAGAACTTTAATGAATAAGACTACTGCTATATCCACTTTTTATGCGTGGTGTGTTAGAAGAAATAAAATTAAGTACCATCCTTTCGATTCTAAACTAGATAAGTTAAGATTTACAGAGAAGGACAAGGTTAGGAATAGCTATTTTCTTACAACAGAGCAAATATTGACTGTTCGTTTATATATGCAAGTTGAATATAAGAAATACGACTTGCAAGACAGGATATTATGGGAATTGTTCTTAGACAGTGCTTGTCGGATATCTGCTATTCAAAACTTAAAAATGGAGCAACTAGACTTAGAAAACGGCTATTTTAGAGATGTTAAAGAGAAAGAGGGCTATATAGTTAATGCATTCTTTTTCCAAAAATGTAAGGAATTAATAAAAGAATGGATCCAATACAGAGCTGAAAATGAGATAGATATAGATTGGTTTTTTGTTACTAAATACGGAAAAATCTATAGACAAATGACTCAAGGAGCAATTAGAAATAGAATAAAAAAGTTAGGAAAAATTTTAGGTATTGAGGATCTATATCCTCACACATTAAGAAAAACAGCTATTAATTTGATTAATAATTTAGCTGGATTAGGATTAGCAAGTAGTTATGCAAATCATAGTAGCAGTGGAGTTACAAGCAAACATTATATACAAAAAACAAGTGCTGCAGAAATAAGAAATACTCTTATTGTGGCAAGGAAAAAGTTAGGTATTTTTTAATTTAATATTAAAGAGATTTTCAAATCTATAAAGAATTTAAGATTTAATTTTGTAGCTTTGAGCATATTTTTATATTTTTTCTTAAAAATTATATTTAAGAATTTTATATATAAGACACTCAAAACAGCATTTTTAAATATAAAAATCTAAATAAATTTGAAAATCTATTCACATTTGAAAGGAGAGATGTTATGTTTTACATTTATTCAAAAGAGAAAAAATCAAGACTCGCATTCACTGTTAATTTAACAGCAGATGAAGTTATGCAATTCATGGAAGGTAATTTATTCCTGGATTATCCAGAACTTACTCCGTCACAATATGTTGTAATTGAAAGAAATGAAGCTTTCAAATATCCAACATATGATGAATCTACAAACACTATAAGAGAAATGACTAGAGAAGAACTTATAGAAGAAAATATCGAGGTTCAACTCGCTCCAGGAGAGTACGTAGAAGATAAGAAATTAAAGGTTGTACCACAACCAAGCTCTTATCATACGTGGAATATAGTAACACACACTTGGGATATAGATATGGAAGATGTTAAAAGAACTTTCAGACACAAGTTCAGAGAAATACTGCTAGATAAGATGTTTGGAAGTTATGAGCATAATGGAAAAATATTCCAAATGCAAGAATACGATGAAGTTAATTTTATGAGAGTCAAGATGGCATTGGATATGGCTGGAGAAATAGAAGATTATGATGTAATTAAAGATGCATTAAGTACTTTAGGTATTCCTGTAGATGCAGAACTTGAGACAAAAATAAAAGGTGCTATGAAAGTTGGAAAATTAAAGCCACTTTTAAAATCGCTACCAACTCAATGGAGACTGAAAGACAACTCTATTGCATCTATTTCACTTGGAGAATTAAATCTAATTTACTTCTCTTGGATATTAAGAGTTATTGCTGCACAAAACAAATATACTGCTATAACTAAGAAAATAAGGGAAGTTTCAACAGTTAAGGAACTAGAAGCTATTAAATGGGATTAAATAAATTAAAGGTAGTTTTATATGGCTACCTTTTTTTAATTGGCTTAAACAGGCTTTCACAAAGTCATTTTTAGGAGGTGATTTTAAATGTATACATTATCAGAAACAAGTTTAAAAATGCTGAAAGGGGTGCATCCAAACCTGGTAAATTTTATGACAGAGCTTATAAAAATAAGTCCCTGGAACTTTAAGATAACTGCGGGAGTTAGAACAGCAGAAGAGCAGAATAGGCTATACCAAAAAGGCAGAACTGCTCCAGGAGCAAAAGTAACCAATGTAGATGGGCATAAACTAAAATCCAACCATCAAGTTAAATTCGATGGGCTAGGTTATGCAACTGATATTGGTGTGATTGTGAATGGAGAGTACAAAGGAAGTTGGAAAGATTTTCACTACTATCAAGATATTTATAATGTTGCAAAAGAGAAGGGACTGTTAGAAAAGTATGGTATTGAATGGGGTGGAAATTGCTGGAGAACTTTTAAAGATGCTCCACACTGGCAAATCAAAGGTGCAGATAGAGTTCCATATAGATAATATTAGGAGGCTAAAAAATGGAAAGTTTTTTAGAAAGAATAATAAAAGAAAAAGATGACTTACAAGAGAAAATAATTAAGCTAGATAGATTCTTTACTACAGATACTTTTGACAAGTTAACTCCGATAGAGCAAATGCATTTAAGAGACCAAATGAGGTACATGAGTGCATATCTAAGTACTTTAAGACAAAGAATTAATTTCTATGAAAGCAAGGAGGGAAAAGATGGAAATGACTAGATTAAATACAACACCTATTGACGATAAATATTGGGAAGTTTTAGAAGATTATACTTACAGAACGTCTAAGGGACTTGTGACTGTTCCCAAGGGTTTCAGAACAGATTATGCCTCAGTCCCAAGAGTTTTTAGAAACATAATCAACAGCTATGGTAAGCATGGGAGAGCGGCTGTAGTCCATGATTGGCTATACTCTAGCCAGTGTACTTTAGATGTTACCAGAGAAGAAGCTGATGAAATATTCTTAGAGATTATGGCAGAATGGGGAGTGGGTGTAATTAAAAGAAATTTAATGTATAGAATGGTTAGACTATTTGGAGCTAGCCATTTTAGAAGAGGTGAGTAGATGGAAGATTTTTTTATAAGTGCTAAAAATGGAATTGCTATGGTTTGGACTGGTTGGATATCTGTTCTTGTTTGGGCTTTAGGGGGGTTTGATTTATCTGTAAAAGTACTTGTATTTCTTATGCTAGTAGACTATATAACAGGAATTTGGGTAGGATATATAACGAAGACAGTTAATAGTGCTAGAGCCTATAAAGGGATAAGTAAGAAAGTTTTTATATTGATTATAGTTTCATGCTCTACCGTTATAGAGCAGCTTGTGCCTAATGTTGGGATAAGAAATTTAGTTATAGTTTTTTATGTAGCTACAGAATTTCTCTCAGTTATAGAAAATGCAAGTAAACTAGGATTACCTATTCCTGAAAAACTTAAAATAGCATTAGAACAATGTAAAGGAGATAAATGTAATTCTAAAGATGTGGATCCAAAAGATATAAAACCAGAAAAATTAAAAGAGAAAGATTTCGATGAAGAAATTAAATAAATAATGGGGTAGTTTTTATACTACCCCATCTTTTTTTATTGCTTGAAATAAAGATTTTATCAATATTTGAAAAAAAATAAAAAAATGTTAAAAAAAGTATTGACATACTTGTACAAGTATGATATTATTAAAGTACCTCATAGGAAAAGGAGGTGATAAAATGAAAATCCAATTTAAAATTGTGATTGGGAGTTGGTCGCTAACAATTACAATTACTAAAAAGGAAAAGTAATTTATCCCCCCTCTTCTGAGGGGTAAACTAAGAATGATATGATCTTAGCTTCAGCTACTTAGATTATATCACTTCTTAAATAATAAATCAAGGAGTGATGAAGATGCTAAAAGAATTAATGAACCACAATGAGCTAGGAGTAAAATTTTACAGAGATGAAAACGCAGTAATCTTTGTAGAAGATGAAAAAATAGGAGTTATCTTAAAATTATCTGTCTATGAAAATATATCTATATTTCACAGACAAGGAAATGATGTTGAAGCTATTAAAAGACAAATAGAAATAGCTAAACATTATGATGAAGTAATGGCTGGAACTTGGAGACCAGAAACTGAAAGAAAATTTACAAGGATAAGATAGAGGGGTAAAAAGCCCCTCCAAACATAAGGAGGATAAAATGGAAGAAAAAAAAAGAAAGGGTTATAAAACCCAGGAGCAGCAGAATGAAGCCAATAAGAGATATAGAGCTACAAAAGAAGGAAAAAAGAATACAAAGCATAGTACTTATAAAAGTCGTGCTAAAGTTTTTATAAAAGAAATGGCAAGTTTTAAAGAGCTGGAAGAACTTAAAAAGTTAATAAAAGAAATGGAGGAATTGAAAATGAAAGAATTAAAAAAA